TCAGCGTTTGTCGTGATACCTTCTGTACCAAAAGAAAACGCTTCCGCAATCAGTTCTAGGTTTGTATTTGTGACTGTTCCCCATGATCCCGACTGGTCGCCAGTCGCCATTTCGTTTAGGCGTAAGTCGTTTACATAAGTTGAAGCCATATCAGTCGATCCTTACTATTGCGTTTGATGCAGTGGCGGCAGGAAATACGATCTTAAACGTACCGCCTGCAACAGTGAAGTCGCCACCAAAATCCAAGATAGCAATTGCTCCTCTTGCGTTTGATGAAGCATCGCCCAGCGTCTTGTTGTAAATTAATGCGCCCCGCGCCGTGAATGTTGCGCTTGTCCACTCAGGATCATCCGCATCAAAGCAGCCGCTGGTGCTGTTTTCAGTTACAGCCTTGCTTGCCAGAGCCACGCCGCCAGTGGTGTATCCACCGCCGTTTGCCACTTCATTTGATGTTATGTAACCGTCTGTCGCTGCCGACAGGGTTGCCGAACTTGTGTACAGTGCAATATAGACACTGTCTGTGTCGAGGTGGTGATCACCAAGCAACACGTCTTTTTTAAACAGCGTACTCATCGCTTGTGTGATAGCCATTAGATGCCTCCGTTATATTCTGCTGCGTAGTCACGCTGCATTTCTTGTACAAACAAAGCAACCGCTTCGTCAAATTGTGTCTTGTAGAGCGCCAGTGTTTCTGGAGCCTTCAGAAAGGCTGACGCCTCATATAGACACGCAGCTAGTAACACAGTTTCTGCGTTATCACCAATCCAGTTATTTGCGTTGGAGCTTGATAAGCCCGTTTCTGGGGCGATGAAGTCTACTTGGTAGGTGTCAGTCGAGTTTGGCGTTGGTGCCAATGTAATGACCATCCCAGCCGTTCCTGCGCTCTTTGTGCTGTACATGCGAGGAGTGCCTTGTGTAGTGGAGTTGGGCCAATAGTCACGAACGTATGAATCAATTCTGTGATCCAAATAAGACAATACACTTGAGCTTGTCACCGCAACCTGACGTATCATTCTGGCTGACGCTACTGTGTAGTCTGCCGTGCCTGCCACAAGGCTTGCGGATGTTGCCTGCCGATAGCACGGTAGGTTTGGGAGGCGTTGAAAGATCATGCCCTCTGCCTGATCGATTATTGTATCGATAGATGCAACAAGTTCTGTTGAATCGTCTTCCAAGAAGTTCTGGATGTTAGCCACCAAAGTTGTGTAATTCATTTAGTTACCCCATGTCCCTTCTCCCCAGTCGCCAGAACCCCAGAAACTTTCATCTATTGATATGCTTTCGTTACCTACATCACCATCGCCTGCAACGCCAGTTTCAGCTATTGTTAAAATCAGAGCCTCTGCACCTACAGCGCCAGTGCCTGCAACGCCAGCCTCATCAATCGACAGGCTGAGAGCCTCAACACCAACACCGCCCGTGCCGCCGCTACCAGATACGCCCTTAACGCCTGTGGGAGATACAGTGCCAACAGCACCCGTACCAGCCACGCCAGACTCATCAATAAACATTTCTAGTGCTTCAGTGCCTATTGCGCCTGTGCCAGAAACTCCAGTTTCATTTATATTGGCTTCAATGTAAACATTACCAACATTAGCAAATGCAGGGACACCAACGGGCGGTAAAAGCCTTGGGTCTATTGTCCAGTCCTGTGTAAATCCAATAAAGACCTCAATATTTTCTGGGTCATTATCTGGCCGTGCATTAAATAGTGCGGTAGCATCTACAACATTTTTTCTTGGAGTTAATTGCGGATGTTTAGGCTCATAATCTTCTGGCGATACGCGCAGCCCATCCCAAGTAGTTCTGAGTTCTGTGTATTTAACCCGCAGACCACTTATGTCGCTTATTGCTAAAGATTTTTTGCCTGTCGCGTATTTTGGCATTACTCTATACTCACGATGGTTATTCCCACGCCACCCGTCGATGATATTCCGATATTAGGCAATTGATTGCGCGGGGCAAATATATCGTAACTAAAACCGACATAAAATATTATGTTTTCTGGGTCGTTATCATATCGCGGGTTCTTCAACACTACTGCATCTACAACATTTTTGGCAGGCGTTAGCTGTGGCTGCTTTGGTTCAAAGTCCTCTGGCGATACGCGCAGTCCATCCCAAGTAGTTTTCAGTTGGGTGTAGGGAACCCGAAGGCCACTTATGTCGCTTATTGCTTTGCTTTTCTTTCCTCTTGCATATTTTGCCATTAATATAAATTCAGCGCAGTGGGCTGAACCCTCAAACTTACACCATCATTATCAGAAGACGCCGCAAAATTAAACGATCTTTCGTACATTTCATTTAGGATCGAAAACTTCTCTGTCGCGTATTTTAGCGACAGCTTGCTTGCCAGCCCCGCGCAGATACATTCGCTCCATCGATATGGAATATCGGCGTCCTGATTGGACGCTGTAACGTCCTCAAGCTGATTTATTGACCAATACACCAAGCTGTATGTTGACACGTCAGGTATTTGCCAGATGTACAAAATCGGGGTATATTGCTTGTCCAGCATGTACTGGCTTGGCTTTCCCGAAGATGTTTTGTTTGGCAATTGATTGTAGTCGGATATTGACACACGATTAATTATTTGGTCGGACGTGTCTGTCCCAGAGCTATCGCGGATGACGGCATCCAGAATATCGATAGTGCCAACAGGCAGTGTGTATGGCGTTGTCTGGCCGTTCACTAGCGTCAGCGTATTCTGGGAAAGCGCCCAGTAATTTATGCCTCTGTTTGCCCACTCAGAGAAGAGTAGGTTTAGGCTGCGCCTTGCCGACACAGCCCTATCGCCTGTCTGGGTCTGGGGATCAATGCCACAACGCTCAAATGCTTCGGCAATGATCTCTTCGACATCTGGACGAAACGCTACGGTTCCTGACTGAGCCATGTCCTACCTCTATCAATATTTTTTAACGGCGCGAATAATCACTTGATATGCATCACCAGCCGCTCCAGCCCCAGTTGTTGTAAACTTGATGTCTCCAGTCCCATTAGCTCCGTATGTCGCGCTATTGGGCAAGCCACCAAATTTTTCAAAAGTTTGGTATCCCTGTTGATCTTCGGCCAGATGCAAAACAATAATATCAGTATCTGCGTCTGCCAATACCTCAACTGTCATTCCATGCAAAATCCACTGGCACTCGACAATGCGTACGCCTGTGCAGGTTTCGCCGTTTGCATTTGCCGCAAGGGAAGACACATCTATTTTAGCCACTGCGCTTTCGTTGCCACCATCGACATACTGATATTGGAATGCAAATACACATTCGTGTGTGTTGTCGATGATCGTAGTTGATGTTGTAATATCAGCCATATTAATCTCCTAGATTGTAAAGTGGGGGTTGCCCCCCCACCAGATTAATTAAGCAATTTGCACGTACTCAATGATGAATGTAAACGATCCCGCTGTTGTCGCATCCACTGTGTTAGTAACATTGCAATAGATGGTTCGTTCTGCTGAAGCGTACTGAGCAGAGATAGGGGCCGTGGCGGCGTTTTGTGTTTGTACAACAAGAGTTGTTGTAGTTACGTTACCTACGACAACCGTTGTACCGCCATCCAATATTTCATCTGCAATAGCCGCAACAATTTGTGCGCCCGAAGAAGATGTGCCGACTTCATAGCCAATATCACCAGTTCCAATAACAGGAGCCGTGTCACAAAAGATTTTAATGTTTGTGATGATTGTATTTGCTGGCTGAGTAAACTCACCAATAGTCGGGCTGTCACCTGCTGTGGTGTTTACTGTAACGCCAGTAGCAAAACCAACGTGCTTTACATATTTGTCGGTAACAATGCCTGTGGATGCGATAGTTGCAATGTCTGTATAAGCGCCAGTTGTTGCATTTTTAGAAACTACTTGGAACCCGCCCTCTGAGCGTACTGGTCCTGTGAATGTCGTATTAGCCATGATGATCTCCTGTCGTGGCAAGTGTCAGCCACATTGTGCGGCTGTCAGGGATGCTGGCACAATACAACAGGTCTAAACAAAAAGAAAGGGCCATCCGAAGACAGCCCCTGCTTGATTATTTGCTGATCCAGTATTCCATCATAAGACATTCCTTATGTGGAAGCTGGGACGGTGGTTTTATCACCATGTATTTGTTCATGCGAACAATGATTTTGGTCATCTTGACCCGTTGAGACTGGATGATCCAGCCTTGCTTGCGGAGCTTTGTTAGCTCTGCGGCGGGGTTGCAGACCCCAAACATATTCATCGCTTCGATCAGCGAGATTGGGTGACCCTCAAGCAAGTGATCAAGCATTGCCATTGATGATGGAAAACCGTTTGACATATTTTATCTCCCTTGGATTTTTGTAACGCTAACGGCGTTAGTGTTACGTTTTGGATGGGGGCGCGTGGCCCCCGTTGGGTTAATACTGTGGTCGGTATTGTACTTTCTGGACGCTTTGCTTAATGCCCTGCCAGCCTGTCTTTGCAATTGCTACAGCAGTTGCTGCCTGCGCTTTAGTCGCTTTGATTTGCCATTCATCGGCGGCAAACTCAACAGCGGCTTCAAATGCGCGGCCCCAAGAGGCGCTGCCTTCGTAAGATGTCAAAGCTGCTTCGGCTAACGCTTGGATTTCCCATTCACTCATATATGCGTTTTTCATCTGATCTCTCCTCTGTTTCTGTTGTAATAGATATAAGGGTTACAATCCAGAATACAATAGCTAAATACGAATAAAATGCATTTAAATAAAAAAAGGGGCGATCCGAAGACCGCCCCAGTAACCAACAGGAGAAGAAGTTGGGTAATTTATGCTGCGCCTTCGGTTCCGAACACGCCGCGCCAGTCGGTGACGCCAAAGCTGTAACGCTCACGCACTTTATAG